GGGAATTTAGCAACATTCAGTATAGATGATCCACCACCAGGCTTCCTATATTCAAATATGGAAGAGTTTGCTGCGGCCTGTTTCACAGTCTTTGATTCAACCGATGACAATTTGGATGAACCACCGCCTAACGCATCATAAGTTTTATAAATAATTATATTGTAATTACCTTCCTTTACATACTTTAAAATTTAGACGAATGCTACGATTCAAAACATATCTAAGTGAGGCAATTACCAATCCAACTGAAGAGATTCAGAGAGCGATTGTACTTGCTGAACAGATTGATGGAAAAGTTTCTGGAATTAATGCCGAAACTTCCACTAAATCCGATAATAAAAATAGAATAACATTAACTCAAGTAGTTGATGATAAAGATCGGATTAAATATGCGGCTCTTGCAAGAGAATCCATCCAAGAAATGGACGGATTTGAATTGGTGGAAATTAATACCGCAAGGTCAGAAAAAGATTTTCATTTTAGACATAAAGATTTGAGTAGATCAGTTTATGTTGCAATGAAACCATCTGGCGCAAAGGGTCAAGTAAGAGATGATCCAAATGAGTTGTTGTCTGCAACTTTTGCAATGATGGATTTTGAAATACCTACAACTATTCAAGAATTAGATATTCTAATAGATAAAGCAAAAGTTCTAGCACCGAAAAAGAATAATGATTGGTCACAAAAGCAGATAGATTTGTTTGATAAGGCATACACTAATGCGTGTCAAGCAATGTCGGCAGGAATTGCTATCAAGGAAATGATAGGGGGTAAGGCAGACGAAGGGTGGATGACAGGAATTAAATGGGGAACAGCTATTCAAGATTTTAAGGTTGAAGCTTATGGTATGAAGGATTTTAATTCTTCAGATATTATTTTGAAAAAAGGAAATGATTGGTATGGAGTTTCTTTGAAAAAGAAAGAAACTTCCAAAGCACAAGATCCAACAATTTTAAATAAGGCATTTGATACATTATTGAAAGGAGATGAATTTAAAACAATTAGAGAAGATGTACAAGATGCAACTGCTAAATTTTATGTAAAGACTATCAAACAAGCAATAAAAGACGGAGTGATGGTAGGAAAATCAAGCAAAGTTAATACAAGAAATTGGAAAACTTTCATGAAAAAATTACCTAACAAATATGTCAATGCTTCTTTGAAATCAGATGATTCGTTATTCAAAGAGATTGCGGGCATAGTAAAAGGAGAAGCAGAAAGAATTGCAACGATGTTAGTTAATCTTGTGTTAAAAAAAGATTTGAAAGATTTGAAAAAAAAGAATTTTTATTTTTCTCTAATAACTGGAATAGGAAAATATAGTCCGAAAACAGGAGTTTCAATAGAAGATGCTGATGTAAAAGATATAGATACTGTTGTTGCAAAATTGGATGAATTATTTGCAAAAGGAAAACCCACTATTGAATTTAATTATAATAAAAAACAAGCATTTCAAGAAGGTGCGGGCGGTGCAAAATTACACTATGTAGTAAAGGTTGGGGGCATGGATATTATGAAGAATGAAATTAGATATAAAGGATCATTTACTGCTCAACCACAATTCTTTGCTGTATTTACTGAAAAATTTAAAGCATTATTAAAACCCACAAAAAAATAAAATGTTACGATTCAAACAATACATTGTAGAACAAGTAGAAGCAGAGAGCATTTTAAAGTATTATCCAAATCCAAGAGAAGTCAAGTTTATCAGATCGGTCAGACATAAGTTGATCAAAAAGAATCCAGACATGAAACCGATTGGAGATGATAAGTTACACATCACTCTTGCAGGGGGGCCTGGGTGGAAAAAGATAAGTTCGGAATTCAAGGGTGTGAAGTTTGATAATCCAGATTTTCAGATAGAGTTTGAAGAACCAAAGAAGATAGAATCATCTGGTAGAATTTCTTGGTACATGAAAGTTAAACAACAACGACAATTAAAGAGCTATGTTACAGATTTACTTCAATCAGATCCAGATCCGAAAAGGGTATTCCATGTATCGGTTGCAAACAAGACGGGCAAAGTAGGAGATTCGGTTGCTACGATTTAAACAATACATTGCAGAAATTGGTGTAAACCCCTTTCAGATAGTAGGGAAACCAGCATGGACTGAAAGTCTATCTACCATGTTGTTTGATCTACCAAGAGCAGGATTGAAAGATGTAAAGATTCCATTGTCTCCTGCAATATTCAGAAGGATATGGCCGAAACCAGTTCGCACAAAAGTATTCCATTTAACAGATGGTGATGGTGTTCCTAAAGTAAAAAAAATGCAAGGAGGAAAAAGATCTATCTCTGCATTTTTTAATATAGAACCTATTGTGCTAGAAGATGGTATTAAATCGGAAGGTGGATTTTTTCTTGAAATGATTGCAGATATTCTCATTGCATCACAAGATGATCTTGCAAGTCAACCAGACAAAACAGGCAGAAGGTGGGTGTCATTTAGTTCACTCATGAATAAACCTACAGATGCAGATCCTGGCTTGGGTGGTGGTGCAAAACTCAAGAAAATGGAAAATGATATAAAAGAAATGTTAATAAACATTATCGTAGATCATAGTGATATTACACCAGTACCAAATGTTAATAAAGCGTGGAGTTATCTTGGAAAATCAACTGGTGGAAAAGAAAAGTCATTAATCATTAAAGACTACATTGATGGAATGGAAAAGGTTATGAAGAAACATTCCAAAGTATTAGGAGCATTACTTACAGACTACACGAAGAAAAGAATACAAGAACCAGATCCAGATAGTGGAGATAAACCAATGTGGGATGAATTGGTTGTCAATAATTTCAAGATAGAAAAGGTTCATGTAGTTACTGGTGATGATCCCGAAGATTGGGATGAAACCGATTTTGGATTACCAATTAAAGTTTGGGGCGATAGAGGCGATGCAGCAGATTACATTATACGAACAGTTCAAAAGATAAAGTTATGAAAACATTTACACAGTATCTAGAAGAAGCATCTAAGTATATTGTTTCCAAAAATCCACACGACAAGAAGTGGTATGTAATGGGTCATGTTGGGAACAACAAATGGATGCCAGTTTCCAGTGGATTTAAAAACAAAGCACAGGCTCAGAAGTGGGCAAAGAGTCAAGACAAGGTGGACATTGCGGCTCGTGGAGAAATAAGTGGTGCATGAGATGAAAACATTTAAACAATATCTAACAGAAGCAAAAGAAGGAAAGAATCTTCATCTAGAACATCTAGAGGATGAGGTATTGAATAATGGTATCAATGGAACAAGAGCTGCAATCAATTTCCTACAGTCATTGAGGGATATGCTTGCAGGAAATGCAAAGTCAAGTGTTAATGTGACTGTTAAATGGGATGGTGCTCCTGCGATATTTGCAGGGATCAATCCAGAGAACAAAAAGTTTTTTGTAGGAACTAAAGGAGTTTTCAATGCAACTCCCAAAGTCAATTATACAGATGCAGATATAGATGCAAACCATTCTGCGCCCGGCCTTAATTCAAAATTAAAAGTTGCACTCAAGTATCTTCCAAAGTTAGGAATCAAGGATGTTCTACAGGGAGATATGATGTTTACACAAGATGATCTTTCAACGGAGACAATAGATGGTAAATCGTATCTCACCTTCCAGCCCAACACAATCGTATACGCAGTTCCAACGGAAAGTTCCGATAAAATCAAAAAAGCGAAAATGGGTATTGTCTGGCATACCACTTACTCAGGAGACACGTTACAATCCATGCGGGCGTCTTTCAATACTAATATAAAAGGACTCACGAAGACAAATGATGTTTGGTTTACGGATGCAGACTATAAAGATACATCTGGAACAATCAATTTCAACAAAGCAGAAACCTCTACAATTACCTCAGTTCTGTCTCAGGCAGGAAAAACATTTAGCAAGTTCAATTCACAATTCACAAAACAATTAATGTCCAGACAGGATGTGGTGCTTCTGATAAAAACATTTAATAATGTGAAGGTTAGAGAAGGCCAGAAGATTTCCAATACTTCTAAACATTCACAAGAATTGATCAAATATGTAGATGTCAAAATGCAAAAAAACATAGATAGTGTAAAGACCCTCAAAACAAAAGAAGCAAAACAAAAGATTAAAGATGAGGTTATAAGATTTCTTTCTTCCCATAAGAAAGATCTTCAGACTATTTTTGATATGCAAAACCTCTTGACAGATGCGAAGAATATGATAATTCGTAAATTGGAAAAAGCAAGAGGGGTTATGGACACATTCATTCGTACAGACAATGGTTATCGTGTAACTGCACCAGAGGGTTTTGTTGCAATAGACCAAATGGGAGATGCAGTTAAATTGGTAGATCGTCTTGAATTCTCACAAGCAAACTTTACCGCTGCAAAGAACTGGGCAAAATGACAGAACAAGAACTTATAGAAAAAGATAAAAAACTGTTGGAAATAAATGATCCAGATATTTGCTATTTTGATAGAGATGAATTGGGATCAAAATTATTCAAAACTAGGTGGGATAAAAAATGTAAGGGAAAGAAAAAACCCGAATGGAAAAAGACAAATATAAGTAAAATTGCTCAAAGGGTTGGAGTTAAGGCCCCAACATATAACGAATATGATCCTACAGAACAGAAAACTTACGAAGAATTCATTAAAGAAGTAAAGGGAGGAACAGCGGTATTCACTTTTGGTCGGTTCAATCCCCCAACAATCGGTCACGAAAAACTTATTAAAGTTGTGGAGAATACCGCATCAAAACAGAGAGGTGATTATTTTGTGTTCATGAGTCAATCTCACGATTCAAAGAAAAATCCTCTCAAACATGATCAGAAGTTGGTTTTCATGAAACTGATCTTCCCAAAACACAGAAGAGCATTTATCAAATCAAAAGCAAGGAATGCACTAGAAGTCGCAGTTCAATTATATGATATGGGTAGGTGGAATAAGTTGGTAATGGTTGTCGGAAGTGATCGTGTTCAAGATTTCAATAAGATACTAAATCAATATAATGGAGAAAAAAATAAACATGGTTTCTATGACTTTGAACAAATAGAAGTCATTTCAGCAGGAGAAAGAGATCCAGATGCAGAGGGGGTTGAAGGTATGTCTGCATCAAAGATGAGAGCCGCAGTTAAGGATGGAGATTATGAGGTATTTAAAATGGGATTACCTGCTGGAACATCAGAAAAAGATTGTCACAATTTGTACAATGCAGTAGCAAAAGGAATGAATATGAAAATTCAAGAAGAAATTCAAGAAGAATCAAAAGCAGAAATAGCGCAATTAATAAAAGAAGTTCAAGAAGTAAGTCAATTCCTTACAGAAGAAGAATTGTATGAGTTCTCATTAATTAGAGAAATAGTAGGTATTCCAGAATCATTGAATGAATTTTCTTTAAAAAACCCATTTAAAAAGAGT